AAACGCCACACAGATCTGTTTTCTTCTACAAAGAACCAATCGTCGTTTACACCAGCTTCAAGCATTGAAGAAATATCGCGGGTGCGGATAGCCCTAGACAGAAGCCGTACTTCGTTATCTGCTGCCATTACAATCGCCCCATCTCTAAATATTTACTGCCATACCTTAGACCCCTAGAGGGTATATCCACAACTCCTTTTAGTTCTGGACGGTACGGTAATTCTCCTACTAAATCTGCTACAGAATTATAACGGTTTACGTAATTAAAAGGATTAGTCCCAAGATTATTTAAATCTTCAAAAACTTCTTCCATTTCTTTTTTTGAATAACCAAAGCCAACTAGCTCTAAAGTGTATCCGTACTTATCTGCAAATCGCCAGAACAGGGAAAGGGACTGACGGTTGTATTGGCTCTCTTCTCCGAATACAGGAATCCCTAAAACTTTCTTTACCGTCGGTGCACGATCGATAACGCAGTCTAGAGTTACTATAACTCGTTGAGGAACCTCATTAGAGATATCCCCGTTACGCACTAGACTACTTCGATCTTGCCGTATTCAATCAACAGTTTACGAAAAGACGAGGGATCACTACTAGCCACTGTTGCTTCTAATTTTGAAGCGCGGTTAGAAATTTGTGTTGGGTAGATGCCACCGTTTTTGTCCATACGTTCACGAACAAAGCGAACATGCTTGCAAGAACTACGGTTACCGTACCCGGTGCAGTTGCAGCGCAACTTAAGGGAGTCAGTGTTCATCTCCACTTCGTGCACGCCTGTTTCCGATAGAAACAATTGTGTCACTTGCCAGTTGTTCATTGCTGTCCTCATCTGCGTAGGTCCTTTCCTGAGTTTACATCAATTGGTATGAAAGCTTCATACGCAAAACTTGCCATTGCTTCGCTATAATTCGTCCCCCACTTTGAAAGTGGTGTATTACTTGTAACTATAGTCGGTAAGCCAGAATTAAATCTAGCCCGTAACAGCTCATCAAACGTGTCCTCTGCCCAACCGGAAGAAGTTTTGTGCTCCTTACCCAAATCGTCTAGAACAAATGTTCGAATGAGGTTTTCCTTGGGACCGTCTCCATAGATCCCATTGATCATAGTTTCTACGCTGTCGTCAAAATCAGACCACTGAGACTTCTGAAGGCGCAAAAGCTTGGGATAGTCCATAAACAGGGCTGGACGCCTTGGAGTCAAATCTGGAGACCCCCAAGACTCGGCTGACATACCTCTCAGAAGCTCCTGGAGGGCCACAGAGGCCAGAGTAGTCTTGCCGTGACCAGGTTTACCTAGCAATAGCAATCCCTTGCCGCAATTAGGGTTTCCAGCCGCCTGTACAACCTTGCCAGCAAGTACAGATTTAATCCACATCTGCACCTTTTCAAAGGCTGGGTTAGGGGTCAGGTCAGAGAACTCCAACCCAATGGTTTTCATTGGGAGACTGGCTGCTCTGATCTGTGCACGAACACTTGGAGCAACGTCTTCAAGTTTGTACATTAGCTCTCCAATAGTTTCAGCATCTTTTCCTGATGCGCTAGCGTATCTTCGTCTAAACCAATCGGTTCGTCAACTCGACTTACAATTCCGTGAACGCTTCCGTAGTATTTCATAAAGCGTTGGTAAATTGGAAGCCCTGTACCTGGGTCTGCAACAGCGCGAGGATCATCAAAGAACCTGCGCACTCCTGTAAGGATATCAATACGTTGTACGCCTTCACCAACGCGTTTGTTAATCCAAGTAATCAAATGCTTGCCATTTACTTGATTTGGCGCACCGTTATGAATCTGCATGTACAAGTCATAGAACTCAGCAACGATGTCTCCAGTAGTCCAGTCTTCTTCTGGAACGTTAATTCTGTTACGGGCTTCTTGCTCAACCTTAGTTTTCTTAGGGCGAGCACCGCCAACCTTTAACGAACTTACTTTTCCGATAGCGCCGGAATCATCGTCAGTATCCAAAGACTTGACCTTGGATTTCGGGGCTGTGTTATCTTCAAATGTTGGCCAAGCCATTTTTACTCCTCCAGATTCTTTAAGGGGCGCAGCCCCTATAGATACAGTTACGTTAGTAACTGTATCTATATCTAAACTACTAGACATATCACTATAGCTATTAGTACTAACGGTGGACAGAACAGGCGAAATTCGCTTGTCGGCAAATTCAGGCATAAATAGGTTTAACGACTCATCAGTGAACTTTAAAAGAGTACGCCATTGAGTAGTTCCCTTGGCCTGATATTTTACTGCCTTTATATAATTAAAAGTTTTTAACTCTTTCATGGCAGACTCAACTGAGTGCAATCCCTCAGGAACTGCAGCAGAATCAGCTAATTCTTGTGCTGGTATAACTCGCCCCACTTCAACAAAAAATCTGTAAAGTCCTCGGGCACGTAAAGATAATCTTGGATCTGTATCTGATTTCATAATCTCCTCCTTGTGGGAGCAGACTCTATAGGGGAGGTACCCTTCTTGGCAACCCGCGTTGAATTCTATCTGGGGTGCCGGTTACAAGGTTCTCAATAATGACAGATGAGGTTAACCCTACAAAGGCTGATGCAAGGACGTAGAAAATTAAACTCCACCCTATCGGCATAAGAACAAAACAGGCTACTGTGCTCATAAAGAGGGCTAGTAAGCCCCTCCATTTTCCTAGGGATATTAATAGTTCTTCTATGGCCGTTAATAGACAGGCTGTTGCCCAAGCTGCTACTAAAAGTTCAGTCATAGGGGAAACCTACCTTCTAAACAAAACCTTGTCAAGGTGGAAGACTCGACCGGTTCCTGAGACCGATGGGGTACAGGTTACTTCAATTTTTGCAAACCCAACGCTAGTGTTAGCAAATGTAGCTCTACCGTTTATTTCAGTAGCCGCGGTATTTGCAAAAGTTGCTGCGTAAGAAAACGTATTTGCGGTTACCGCGGTAATCATTACGTTTCCAATTATGGAGTTAAAAGCACCTTCGTTAATACCGACATATAGTTCTTCTCCTACTGAGAATCCGTGATTTCCAACAGTAGTAATAGTTACTACGTTTGAAGCTACGGCAACAGTATTAATATTAACTGTCTTAGATCCAGGAGCTACAATGTCTAGGTATGCCCATCTATCGCTTCTATTCAAAGTTATGATGTGGTCTTTTTCCCTTAAAAAGTTTAAAGCTAAGTCATACCACTTTAACTTAAGTACGTAAGTTCCGTAAGCATCTTCGTTTTCTGGACGAACTGCGGCAGAAAGATAGTATCCCTTACCTGGTTCTACAGGGATGTAGTCGGTTATAGCACCAAATGTTCCAGAAGAACTAGCTCTAACTTTACAGTAAGCAGCTCCTTGAACTAAAGTTTCATCAAAGACGCTTCCTCTAGCAATTGTTCTAGTTAAAGATGCGCTTACCCCTGACCAGCCACTTGTTGAGTTTTCAAATGAACCTGATGGAGCCAGGTTGTTTTCAACATCTGGAAAAGCAATACTTGTTGTTGGAGTTTCAATAGACCAAGTAGACCCAGCAGGCATAAATTTGTTTAAAGTAGATTTTAAACGAGCATACTTTTGAATGTACCTGTTTGCATAAAAACTACGTCCGCTTCCTACCATGTAGTTATTGGCTACAGCAACCGTTTCTCCAGCATCAGAAGGGTTTTGAACTACAGCAGTAGTAGTTTGAGCTGGATCAATATAAGGCGTAGGTACTCGTCCATACTCTGCTTGAATTCCGTCAACGTAAAATACCTTTGTACCAGAACCTGCGTCGGATAAAGAAACAGTTATGTCAAACTGCGTTTCTCCGGCTACAGCAATTCTTTCAGTGTGGATTCTTATCCAGGTATTTTCTGCAAGTCTGAAGTTACCTGATTTTTGTCCATTAGTGCTTAAAGAGTAAAGGCCTGCAGGTCCATAAACGTACGTAGAAACTGCAATATCTTCTCCACCCTTTGCAGCCCCCATAGGAAGTTTTACAGTTGTAGTTGCAGATCCGCCCCCAGTAGCAGAAATCTTCATAGAGGTAGTTCCAAATTTTACTGTTCCGCCAGTTTGTACAGTTACAGTAGACCCAGAAGCCCCAGTCCATTTTGAAACGTTTTCTAAAGTAGAAAGACTTACCATATTAAACTGGTCTTTGCGTTCCCATGTAAGGTCATCAGTAGGATAGTACTTAGTAACGTTAGGGTCGCTAAAAGTTATTCCGTTACTTCCACAGAACCAATCTTGAGGGGTAGAAGATTGAGTTAAAATAGGGTAAGTAATGTAAAAGACGTCGCCCAATTGAGCGTTGTCTATGTATACAGAAACCTTTCCTACAGGCTTACCATAGTCTGGAGTTTCTACCGCTGATACTGCAGTAACTGTTGTTTTAGTAAAAGTAGTTGCATTTAACGTAATGCTTTCACTATCAGCAAAGTAAGGTTCTTTTTTAAAGAACTTTCCATCAGCATCTGTTAATACAGATGTTTGTTCTTCCTCAGTTTGAGGAGCTGAGAACTCAATACGAGACTTAGCTGTTCTTGCAGGTCCCTTTACAAATACAGAAAAACTATGAGGACTTCCTGGCGCTGTTTGAATCCAGTCAGATACAAACCCTACTCGACCATCTGACAGAGCGGTTAACTTTACTCCGTCTTGTCCCGCAGCAAAATTTTGATGAACAACTTCAGCGTTAAAAGGTTCCCAACCGCCAATGCCGTTAACAAAGTTTGAGTTTGGAATTATATTTGAAAGATCAGGATTAATTTTTAATTTTACTAAGCGGGCGTCCTCGTAGGTATACCCAGGAAGTTTAGCTATAGGAGATATTTCAATTGCAGGCAAAGCTCTAAATTGAAGCATGTCTAATACAAATTTATCGCTTGTAGCAGTTGGAGTTATAACTAATGTGGGTTTTGCATGCGTTGCGCCCGCGGGTGCAGTAAACCCTCCCTCTACAGTAGTTGATATAGATGCAAAGTTAGCCCAAAAACCTGTTCCTGCGGTAACTGTTGGTCCAGATGCAGTTGTAGAGATAGATGCACCTGCACTATCAAACCATTGTATTTTTGCTACTGCAGTGTAGTTATTAGTAATAGCCCGAATGTAACCCTTAAATACATAGTTTACTCCGGCAGTAACTGGGATTCCATAAAGAATTGAACTAGCAGAAGCTCCTGGACAACGTAAAGTTATATCACTAGTGCTGCTTGCTGTTACTACCCCTACAGAAGTTGAGCGTAGTGGGTAATCTCTGTTAAATAGGTTTGGGACAACTGCAGGGATTGCTTCTCCTAAAGTAGATAACGTGTTTGCGTAAGTACATACAGCTAGAGTGCCGTTAGTTGCTGACCAACGACCAATTGACTCTTCAAAAGACGAGTCGTTGTAATCTAAAAATAAGTTATTTCCATAGGCAATATCGCTATCCCAATGTGTTAAGGCAGTAGCATAAGTAGTAATTCCTGCTTTAGTACCTTTAGCAGAGTTTACAAAGTTTCCTGTTTTGTACAAAGAACGGTGATAAGTATCTCCCAAAGCAGGTTCATAAATAAACCCAAGATCTGTAATCTTATTCTTTAATAGGTTAGATGGAATCTTATACGCATCAAAAGAGTTATATAGCAGCTCTGCTTGTACCTTTATCTTGTCGTATTCAAAGCCATAGGCGTCTAAAACAGACGTAAATTCATTTTCGTTGTAGTCTCCAACTGCATCCCCTACACCGTCTTCTTCGTTTAACCAAGCAGCAGGCAGCCAATTTTTAAAGTACGTTTGAGTTTTATTTTCAATAATGGTGTTTACTTTTGCTGTTCCGCAATTTATCCACCCAGATAAGCTACTAAAAATCCATAGCGTATACGTTACTTCTCTATTTTCATCTGACAGGTCTGACGAAGTATCAAGGTAGCTAGTTAAAAAAGTTCCTGTTGTATCAAAAGCAATAGCCTCTCCTGAGTACGCCCCGTCTGGAGTACCAGTAAAGTTTTTTGTTAGGCGCCAATGAGTTAGCTGTTCTCCAAGAGCAACTGCAGCCGGATCAGCCGTTACAGACTTCCAACGTAAAGAAATAACTCCGTAGTCGTACGCCCAGGCAGTAAGTTGGGAGGAGTAGTAAAGGCGGTCAGCATCGCTTTGACCATACTTAAAACTGGGATTACCATAAATCCCAAATGCATACTTTGCCATATTTTGCTCCTGTTAAGTTACATGCCAGCTAATAAGAACGGATTAAATCTGTTTCCCTTTGCGATTGTTTCAATAGCTGTTAGTACTGTTGTTAGAGAATTGTACGCCGAACCACCAACGTATAGAACGTCGTTATTACCAACTTTTGGAAGGCCATCAAAATCAACACGAAAATTAAGAGTGTTTGCTGCGTTTCTAGTTTCAATTAAGTTAGAAGCACCCGCTGCAGTTTTAAGGGCTAACCCAACTGTTCCAGAGGTTGGGGTAATAGAATCTCCACTTTTCTTAAAGTAAGGAGATCCGGTAACTCCTCCAACTAGTCCAGCTTCAATATTAGCTAGGCGGGCAGACAAGCTTGCCCAAGTTGAGGTTTGACTAAAAATACCAGAATAGTTAGTTGACGCAAGAAGAGTAGTTCCCAGGGTTACCTGTAAAGCACGTGTCTCGTCTTGAAGGACGTTTACGTGGTCAGCAAAAACTGTGTCTACGAGGTCTACCTTTGGGGTAAACGACCTAATTGCTGAAGGATACTGAGCAACCATTTCTCACCTATTCTATTCTCTTGGTTTATTCTCTAAGATTTTACAATTACTGTCATGACAAACCACCGCTAACGTTAATAATTAGGTTAGTAGTCTGTAATACTGGGATCTGACCAGAGGTCAGCTGTACACCAGCTGTGGAAGCACTGCTGGAGTTATCGGTATTTAATTTATTTATGATGATTGATTGAACACCCGGTACTAAAGCAGCTTTAGACATAACGGCTGAGTACGCCACTAACTGACCAAAGTCAACGCTTTCGTATGCAAACAACCCACCAGGGTTTAGAAATACGTCTCTAATTTCTTGTTCAATGTCTGCGTTATTAAACGCAGGATTTGCTACGACTGTTAAAGTTACGTAAAAATCTACGTATGTTGGGGGTTGAACTGTAACAGTTGTACCCACAGGAATTTTATCTAAAAGGTACGAAGATACTCTTGAGGATAGTGCTGTCCAAGAAGATGTTGCAGATCCACTAACTATGCCCGGAGTTACAGAGTCATCATTTTGTGTCTGTAGATATAGGGTTACTGAGCTATAGACTCCAGCAACAGATTTTGTTCTACCTACGCCTGAAACTTGAGAAGCTAGAGCTGCGTAATCTGACAGTGTTACTGCTCTACGACGAGTAGTAATTGCATTTTTTACTTTAGCGCGGATTTGATCGTTGTCATCTCCATCCGCCCCACCAAAAGCAGCCGATGGGTTAGAAACAGCTAGGTACCCAATTGCTTCTGGAAGAATATTTCCTGGAATAAAAGTAACTTCTTCAACAGTTCCGGAGTTTAAGTTACCGGCTGCACCAGCACTAATTCGGTACAGGGCGCTGATTACTTGGTTTGCTGGAGGAATAGCACCATTGATGCCATCACCAAACTCTAAAGAAACGTTTCCGTCTGCGTCTACATTTGTAGTAAATACAAGTTGGTTTGGTCCAGCCTCAGTCAAGGACTCTACATAACTCCATGGAGTAAACGCCACACCCTGTCCAACATAAACAACTATAGAATCGTCTACAACATTAGTGTCGATCAGTTCTACAATTTGTTGAGCTGTTCCATCAGAAACGCCTAGGTTTACTGGCAGTGGTTTATTTGTAGTAGGGCTAATTAAGTCAGGACGATCTGTGTTTACGGTTTTTCCTTCTTGACAAGCAAGAGTAACTGTGTCTCCAGGAGCTAACTGAGTTGCACTAGCCGTTGTTTCAAAATATACTTCTGTAAAATCTCCATAAAGCAATGTAGCTAATACTTGAGTTCCTACTGGAATGTCGATTGCTTCATCACTTATGTTTTCAAAAACAACGTTAAGACGTGCTGGGGTAGGGCCTGAAACTCTGTAGCCGTACAACTTTCCTATATCTACTAGTGTTTTTCTACGTGCGGCTGTATCAAGAGTCAGCTCATTAGCTACGCGGTCAATGTAATAAGATTGAATGTCCCCCATGTAAGCAAAAGATTCTAAAAGAATAGTTCCTAAGTCGCTTGGGTCATCAGCAGTCCACGCGTAGTTTGTTCTAACATTTACCAGGCTTGTTAGGTCTTCTAACAAAGCTTGGTAGTCTCTAGAGGTATAGTCTATCTGGGAAGGTACTTCATTAGCCATTTTTCATCACCTCGTGGTAGTCGCGTCTGGATTTAGTGTGGTAGTTACCACAGTAATGTTGTCTTCAATAAAATCTGGTAAGCTCACATTAAGCTCAACTGTTACTGCCCCGGTATCCAAAAATCCTTTTAAAAAAATGTTGTTTACAGTTAGTTCTGGAATCCACTTAGAAATTGCTGAACGAATTGCGTCATTAATGGCTTTTTCTACGTTCCCCTGGTTTTCAAACATTGCGGTAGCAATATTTGTTCCGTAAGTTGGGCGCATAGGACGCTCACCTATAGCTGTAGATAGCAGGGTTAAAACTCTATCTTGATAAATTTTTCTTTGGTCGGTTGTGCTAGCTGTTTTACCAAATGGGTCTAAGGTGAAGGGAAACGATATTGCTTTCATTCTTGCACTCCTATCCATACTGGTTCTTCAAGTAACCCGGCTACAAACATAATCCACACACGTTGACCTTTATTAGGCACATACCGGTGTGGGGTGTGTTCATCCGTGTTGGTTGCGTCGTTAAACATTGCTGTTTTGGCGTCCGACCCATTCCACTTTTTTATGGCGTTTACCACAATTTTATGGGGGTGTTTAAGGGTACCAGCCCCTCCTTTTGCTACCACGGTCAACGCGGGAACAGTCGCTGAGTCTCCTCTAGAATCTGTTATAGAGGTTGAGGTAGTAGTTAAGAGCGCCGCAATTTGAGCAGCAGTATGCTCTTGATGATCAGGATGGTTTGCGTTATGGGTAATAGGCAGTACTGCTCTGGCCCATCCGCTAACCTCTTGTCCAGTAACAGTAACCTGAACCTTAATTCTTCCCTTTTTTAAAGGGTCGTTAATCTCTTTAACAATGCCCTCATAGATTCCGTAGAATCGTGTTCGACCCTGAGGATCTTGCATGTAGGTCTCTTGGTTAATGTCATCGGTTGTCATTTAGCTCTCCAAGTTACTTGTCTAGCCACCTGTGAAAAATCTGGTTTATCGTTTTTGTAGATGTTTGGAGTATACGACGTTGCAAGGGGTCTAGCCGCAGGGCCGGGTATGTTTTTAGCAGACTTAGTCTTTTTTAGACCAACATCTATTTTTCCGTTATTTACCCCAATAGCGTAGTTGTTTAGTTTAGAGCCTTTTGGCTTTAAAGATTGATTTGATAGCTCAGCTTCAAAATCTCTTTTTCCTGGATTTTTTCCAATACTAGGGTCAGCGTTTCCTAAAGAGTCTGCTCCAACTAGTACTTCCATTTGATAGGTGTAGTTTCCACTACCAAATAGGTGACTAATTGCTATAACGGTCCAGTACCCAGACATATTTTGATCTAGGTTGTCTAGATATATAGACTCTCCAACATTTACGTTAGCGTCTCCCATTAATAGAGCAACACCTCTATAGTTGTATCGGTTAGCTTCTGCCAAGTCTTCAGCAATAAATTTTGCTTCTGACACGGTTTTAGCTACTTCAAAAGGCAAATGTTTTACAAATTTTGCTTTTTGTGAGGTTTTACTGTGTGGGTTCTTTGTCATTTCTTTAAAAATTTCTTACTAGGGGTTACAGTACCTTTAGTTTTCTTTTTAGCAGGTTGAATCTTATGCTTAGTTGCAATAGTTTTGTTATTTGTTGAGTGCAAACCGCTCACAACTCGGTCTACGGTAGATCCAACCATATCTGGAGCTTCGTCAGAAATCTGAGGAGTAAACTCTATAAGAGTTCCCATAGAAGCAATTCCTCTTACCGCTGGAGCCGCGTTTTCTTTAAAAAAGTATGAAGCTCTGTCAGCGCTAGCTGAACTTAGCTTGTTTTTTGACATAAAATAGACGGTAGTACCTGAAATTTTTAAACCAAA